CGTTTGGACCTTCTCCCTTTGGAGATGCGATCATAGAACACAACTTAATCTTTTCATAAATCTTTTGTTCACCTTTGGGTGTCCAAGGTAGATTGCTACCAGCACATGAGAATTTGATTCTCGGATCCAGTTCACACAAAGATCTATCGCAAGTAAAAATTGCATCATATTCACAGTGATCCAATATAACCTCATAAGAGTCTTTCATCTTAGAGATTAATTCTGGAACAACACTGTTGGACTCACAGATCCAACCAAACCTAAAGGTTCCCTCTTCCTTCGGTATATCGTGCATAATAGGCAAAAAGATAGCATTATCACTGAAAACCTTTATGCTTTTTTCAGCAAGAGTCCACCTAAATGATTCTGGATATAGATTTGAATTCGAAGAATGATGATTAATAACATCAAACGGTGCGCCAATAATCTGAATTTCTTCCATAATAAATATAACCTTTCACGTTCATTTACCGATATGGTATTTAGGTACTAATTCCCAATCATTCTTATTTTTATGGGAGAGAATTTTTATCTGTCCCATATTTGCAATAGGTTCTTTAACCTTATCTGCTTCCAGTATATCACACAGTTCCCACTCTTCAAGTAGTTTTACTATAAGATTTCTTCGAGCAATATCTGATTCAGAAATATTGCTTTCCAATCCATCTAGTATGAATAACTCCTTAAAATGAAGGATGGCATATCTACCTCTCTTATGAAGTATGTGACAAGATTGGAAAAGTTTATTTTCCTTTCTTGATGATACGCCTATTCTTGTTAGTGTTTCTTTGATTACCAAAAAATCTTCTTCTTCTTCTAACTTGATTTCTACACCAAGTCCCATGAATATATCTTCAGTTTCCATGATATTTACCCCATATCATATTTTTAATATGTATGGTTTTTTGTTTTTTCATATCAAATTTAAGTAATTTCCATGCTATATTGAGACTTTAGTTCTTTCATAAATTCTGGGGTCAGAAACTCCAGCATTTCATTTGCTCTTTTAATAGAAACACTGAAGTGCTTAGACACTAGTTGTGCCTCATCAGATGTTTCATGTTTAAGCCATTTAGTGTATCTTTTGTTTTTCCTGACAGCATGATAATAGTATTCATGCTGAATATCTTTGTCCAAAAATGGAAACTGATTCATCAAGTTAGAATGCATGATGGTATCAATAAAAAAAGAAAAATATTTATTAATCACAAATGGGGTGTATGTTTTTTTAGCCATCTCAAAGTCTTCATGGAAATAATTTTTCTTAGACTCAGAAACAGCATTTATGATATCGAAAAGTTTCATTTAAACTCACACTCCATCATAAGTTCAACCATACAAGCACACATGTTTATTTCATGATCCGCGACAAATGCAGCCTTATGCTGATACTCAGCAAGAATAACAATTGCTCTAGGAATAGAAGATGGTACAAGATTTGTAGACAGTCCATCATAAATTGATCTAAACACATCAGAAAAAGAATTATCCATGTTTTCAACAACCCATTTTCTAACGTCAGAAAACCTCTTGGACTTCATATATTTCATAAGATCATCTACAGAAACGTCCTGAAGATTAGTAATTTTTCTGATAATAAGACGACCACCGAGAGAATATCTTTGTAGTTCATTTAGAATTCTTCGGAAATCTGGAAAAAACTTATAGATCAGTTTCGCAAGAACCTCTTTGTCATAAGTTATTCCCTCTTCTTTTAGAATATACTCAAGTCTCTTGAGCATTTTAATAGCAAGTTTTGGTTTTTCTTCAGCAGGAATACTAAAGTTTATGTTTGTAAACCTAGAATGAATAGGTGATATGATTCTGTTTTTATAGTTACAAGTAATAATAAATCTGCAATTCTTTGCAAACTCTTCAATCGCACCACGAAGGGCAGGCTGAATACTTTGGGCATTACTGTAATCAAACTCATCCAAGATAATAACTTTTGGACCACCACCAAGAGAAACAGAACTTGCAAAACTTCTAATCTTTGTTCTAAGAGTATCAATAGTTCCATCTTCAGAACAATTGATTAAGATATAATCCGCACCAAAGTCATTACAAACTGCCTTAGCAACGCTAGTCTTTCCTATACCAGCGCCTCCATAAAATAACATGTTTTGACATTCACCAGACTTTAAGAGTTTGGTGAATGTCGCTTCTAATTCTACAGGTAATATACAGTCTTGTATCGTACTTGGACGATACTTTTCCACGAACAATCCATGATCAAGCATTAATTCACTTTCCGTATTTGCTAGAGGACTCTAGAGCGATCCAATATGTCAGTTCAATGTCATTATGAGAAAATTGACTAATCACTGTTTCTGTAAAATCAACAGTATAACTTCCGGGCAAAAGTCGAAGAAGATTGATATTGAAGTCGAAATTAAAGTCAACATCAACCGTGTTTTCTCCAAGACTAACAGAATACTGATTGCTCGTAGGATCATTCTTATCATGAACAAGAGCAATAATATCAGAAGAGTCTTCACTTTGACAAATTCTCAAGTCTTGAACCTGCAAAACAGATGCAGCCTTTGTAAGTTCGCTAAAAGATTCATGAGATAAATCAATAGTAAGAACAGTATTTGGCATCTGAATCTGCTTGGTAGGAACAGTCAGAAGAGTTGGTTCAGAATAATAATATTTCACAGAACTCTTATTACCATCCTTGATAGAAACTTGCTTATCACCAAAAATAAACTCAGGTGAGTCGAACAAAGATACTACCGAAAGAAACTTGTTAAGATCCCAAATACCAAACTCAACAGGAAAAGTTTCTTCCACAACGGCGGAAGCCATTACATTCTTCGTCGGGGTAATGGTTTGAATAGAATTTCCATTCTTGATAAGAATGTTTGAATTCAAAGAAGCAAAATTTTTAAGAATTGCTTGGGTTTGTTTCCCAAGTCTCACGACATCACTCATTGTTCATAGTCCTCCATTTGATGGATATAATCATAATAATCTACTGTACCTTTTGCAACATCTTTTAGAATAGTTTTATTTTTCTTTCTTTTTTGATTTTTTTCAAATTTCATTTTTGGGGCATCTTCGTCATAACTATACTTTTTGCCCCTGTTTTTGTTTGACTTTTTCATGTCAAAACTCCTCAATATGCTCCGTTAAGTTTTTTAACTTAAACTTAATCATGTAATCCAAAATCTTAGATCTATTGCCAACAGGAGTCTTTCTATATTCTTGAATAATAAGATTCTGATACTCTTTGGGAATCATTCTCAAGTCTATAAGAGACTTGTTCCTTTCCCAATTACTGACAAGATCCGAAGAAACTGATCCTGTTGTTTTTAGATCTTCATAAATGCTATCTTTCATCTTTTGAGTAAGTCTTTTTTGTCTTTTATCTGTTACAAAGACATCATCATCAGAAAGAATATTTGGAATACCATCAGAAGAATCTCCCTTCAGGATATGCTCCATAAGGAAATCTTTGGGAGATTCACAGTGTAAAAATGTCTTCTTCATAGGACTGTATTGGTGAATATTATCACAGTCTTGAAGTTGCTGGAAGTCTTTATCGTTTGATATAATCAAAACCTTTTCTGAATGACAGTGATATCTTGCAATAACTGCAATTACATCATCAGCCTCTGTTCTTGGAACTTGAATATTCTTGTATGGGAAAACTTCTCTGATCTCATCACGAATTAAAGTGAGTTGATCAAAGACTTTATCCCAATCAATATTATCTGTTGATTGCTTGGCTTTTCTATTGGCTTTATATTCTTTCAGAATATCCTTTCTCCAACAGTTTGCAGAGTCATGACATATGACAAGTTCTCCATATGTTTCTCTGAATTGATTTCTATACATCCTATAGGTGTTTAGAACAATATGCCTAAGCATAGATTCTTCTTGATCTAAGTCAAGATTAGAACACTGAAAAATTGATGCTATTATTATTTGGTTGTTGTCTAATAAAATCAAAGTTCTACCCAATGCATATAACCATTTTCTTGAACAAGCATAGTATATAATATACCAGTGTCACTGTCAAACCATTTATCCCCAGACTTTACAAACTTAGGGGGATCTATTTGATTGAATAGAGCAGCACCAGAATCTATCTGATACCAACCGTTCCCTTCTATGTAGGGATGACCTATTACTGGTTCATATGCTATGTAAGTTTTTTGATTAAAGGTTACTACATCGCCTATCGAATAGTTAACAGGAGATCCATTTTCATCATTCTCCTGATATTCGCCTCTAATATTAATTATGTCTATCATTTAGATACTTTCAGAATTATGGTATCAGAATTTAGCCTTCCGCTTACCGATTGTGATTTTGCCTTTATTTGAGAAATTACTCTTTTGCCAAATTCTACCATAGAAGTATTAATATCATCAATACTTGTCCTACACCTTCCATAATTTTTGGCAAATGAAAGGTTTTCATCATAATTTATGATTGAAGTACCTTTTATCCACAATGAGTCTGATGCTTCATAGTAATATATCTTATTTTGTTTGACATTAAAACAAATAGCGATTTTCGAATCCAATATCTCTTTCGGAGAAACAGACTCTATTTTTCCGTGGGATTGAAGATATTTCACATTCTTTACCACAGAGTCCAGATTAATTTTTCTCTTTCTCTTTATCTTGCTATTCTCTTCGAGAAAAGAGGATACATTTTCCACGAAGTCACGAAGATGACCTAACTTTGTCTTGTTCAAAAAGTCCCAAGCCTCGACCAGATCATTATCATTCTCTTCGATTGCATCGGTGACATCACGAAGAAAAATATGATAATCTTCAAGAAGATCCTTCAAGTCCTTCTTTGCTGGCTTATAAACTTTTATCAAACTCTTCATGTTTGGCTTTCTTATCGAACCATTTTCTCTAAGATTCATGATGTACTCATCGACCATTCTGTCTAAAACTGTTCCAATTGTTTCTTGAGTGCTCATTCCGGTTTCCAAAAGACATAGATAGGTTCGTATTTTAGATGCTTTCCGTTCACTTTGCAATAGTTTT